AAAAACTTACAGAAGATGTAGAATCATTGATTAGAAAAAATGGAGCACATTAATGGTTGAAGTTGTTTTTGCTTTATTACTTATTGTCGACAATAAAATTGTAGAACATCGTATTCAAGATAGTCTAAGCTCATGTCTCAAGGCTAAACGCTATGCCATGAAGGACAAAGGTATTAAAGATAGAGTTACCTATCAATGTTTAAAGTCTAAAGCAAACATAGAAATATATATGGGGGAAAAGAAAATTACTTCCTTAATACTAGACTAATGAAAAAAGTATTAAAAAACTTATCTTATTTAAATAAGTTTGCAAAAATGTTAAGAGATGCTAGGTTTAGACAGCATAGATTAAATAGTAAAAAGATATATAATAGAAAAAAATATAATGAAAATTACAGCAGAAATAGTTAATGGCATCTGTCCCACTTGTGATGAGTACACTCCATTGGTAGGAATTACTAAACAATTTTTTAGATGTCTAACATGTGGATCTGATTTAGAACAACATGTGAATGGTAAAATAAGTTATATACCACATATAAGTAAACCCGTTGATGTTGATGTATTTGTAAAAGAGTGGTCTGAAAAATGAACGACACTGAAGGCACGGAGAAAGTAATTATAGATAATTTTGTTTTAAAACAACACTCCGATTTACTTAAAAATTTTTATGATAAAAACACTAATCTTTGTAGTGATGGGAGAGATGAACATAAACACAGAAACTTACACTTCGTAAATATAAAAGATACTGAGATACAACAAATTCTTTTATATTATCAAACTAAATTAAAATTTTTTATTGATCATTTTTTTAATGATTGTGTAAAAGCTTGGAATGACCCACAAATATGTCGATGGAAAGTTGGAGAATCTATGGATTTACATGGTGATGATGAAGATGGTGCTGGCAAAGACAGTGTAAGATACTCTGCGTTAACATATTTAAATGATAATTATGAAGGTGGTGAGCTTAGATTTGAGAATGGTAAATTGTATAAACTTAAAGAAAATAGTGTAATTTTTTTTATGAGTGGTGTACAAAATAGGCATCAAGTATTAGAAATAAAAAAAGGTTTGAGATATACTTTACCAATGTGGTATAATTAATTATGGCTAAAAAAGCTAAAAGTTTGTATACAAAAGTAGCACACGAACCTATTTTTCATAAAACAAGCATAGGTAGAAATCCTAGTCTTACAAAAATGAACAAAAGTAAGCGACGTATGTTTAAAAAATATCGTGGACAAGGACGTTGACAAACATCCCAAAATATCCTAGTCTCTCAGTATGAAAGTTAATAAGTTTATAAAATCTAAAATAGAAAGAAATTATTTT